GCAAAGCGTTTAGAGATTTCTGGCATGACTGTATCAAATTCACTACCCCACTCCTGCCTTAACGTTGTCATCTGCTGCTGTGCTTGCTGCTGTGCAAAGCTTTGCTGCATCTGCTGGAACTGTTGTACTGCCTGCCCAAACTGCTCAGGCTTAATGCCAGTAACCTGTTCAAATTGGGCTACGAACGCAGGGTCTAGTGGTACAGGGGGCTTCGGAGGCGGCTGCTGTCCTTGTGGTTGAGGCGGCTGCTGTGACTGTAGGTACTGCTGAAAGGCTGCTGGGTCAAAAGGTGGTTGGCCCTGCTGCTGTTGCTCCTGTACAGGTTCCTGTTGTTGAGTAGGAGCCTCGTTGTAGTAATTAGGGTGGCTAATCTCAAGCAGCTGCGCATTGCTTGTTTGTAGTACTCCACTGTTGGAGTCAGATACTAATTGTGCGGTACTCATTGTGGTGGTTGTCCTTGTTGCATCATTTGTTGCATTGCGGCTTGCATGTTAGGGTCATTGGGGTTGCCCTTACCGGATAGAAGGCTATCATTGAAGACCTGGGCCATAGCCCCTGGCATCTGCCCTGTGGACTCTAGGCCCTTAAAGTGGTCTACCATAGCCTGTCCGCCCATTCCCATTAGTTCTTCAGTAAGCGGGTCCGGTGGTGGGGATTGGGGGGGTGATGGAGGCGGTGGGGGAGGAAGGATTAGTGACTCTGCGTCATCTAATCCGAACTTCATCACAAGTTTCTCTAAGACGACGGGCCAATTAATCTGTGGACCCATCTGTGGGCTTGAACCCACAACTTGCATAAAGTTAAGCCACTTCTGCAACTCAAATTCTTTGTCTGCAATGTATGTTGCTCCCTGTGCTACGAACCTAAAGTTATAAACCAGTTCATTAGGACCAACAGAAGCATAGATGTGGTCACCAGGTATCTTAGAGGGCAGCCTCACTACTTGGTCGTGTTGGGTGAACTGCTGACATCCTGAGTACAGTTTAATAAGAGTTGGTATAAGCGCTGTGTCTTCAATGTGCTGATGCCGAGAGGCAAGTCTGTTTCCACCCGCGTCGCGTTGAGCATTGATTTCTGTAGCTGTAACCCGCTCGCCACTTCTTCCAGCTCCTGCACTAATGAAAGCACCTGTTCCCGTTGCCTTATCAATTCTTGTTTCAAGGAACTGTGATTCTTGGTAGGTGATGCTGAGGGCTCCGACGTCTCCCCTTGGAACTGGTTGTAGGGCATTATGGTCACTAACCTCAAATACTTTGCCTGGTTTACTGAAGATGTCCTCTTTACGGAGAGTGCCATCAGGGATGAATGTCCACATTTGGTCAGTGGCAAACTCTAAGTTGTCTAACCGCTGGTTAGTTAGAATGTTCATTTCATGCATCAACCCTAATGTTGGTTGCAGAGCCCCTAAGCCGTAGACTTGTCTGTTCACCGGAACATAAGTACCAACAATAAAAGGCTTACCATACCAGTAAGGGTTAGCCTCAAACCGCAAAATCTGACCACCGGATACGGTAGCCACTATGTTGTGGTAGGTTGCACCGCAGAGGTGGATGGTTCCCCAAAACTCGATAACCTCAACCAGGTCATTAGGTTGGTACTCAAGCCCTGCGAACATCCGCACTGTCTCTTTATTGGTCTGTGAGGTGTCCTGTGGTGAGGCTCCTTTAGAAGAAATAACGTTGTACTTGGAACCATAATTATAGAAACCATCTTCAATTAGGGTAAGCACCTCAGCCTTGGTTTTCCTCATCCTGCGCACCAAGTTGCAGTCATTAGGGTTCGTGCCTTGGGGGTCCAACAGCACATCAAACATGTCAAGGACTTCAAAGTCAGGGTCGTTGAAGATAACCTTCTCTTCTTCTTTGACCTCAAAGTGGTCAGACATGCCTAACTTAGCCCCAAACTGGTCAAAGACAGGCTGCCTTACGAGTACCCTCTTTTTGCACTTCTGTGTCTCTACGCGCCAAGGGAGGGCCAGTACAGATGTGCCAAGGATAACAGCTTGTCGGGTGAACATATCCCAGTAGGACTGGAACCGCCCAACTTCTAACTTCTGTTGTAGGTACTTTTCAACAGGCTTTACAAGGTCGGTGTAACCTGGTTCAGTTGGTATGAGTGTAAACCACTGCTTATTAGGGAAGAACGCAGATTGCAGGTAGCCACATATTGTTTCTACGTTCTCATAGGCTTTCCCAGTACCAACACGGTGACGCCAGTCGTCATTTACGTCACCAACAATACGGGCCGCTGCACTCCTAAGGTGGTCCTGAGCCCTCATGTTCCCAAAGTAGTGCGACCAGCAGTCTAACCAGTCCTCTTCAATGCTTTGTCGCCCATCCTGGTAGGACTTGTAAAGCCTCTCGACTTCATGAGCCACGTCTGATAACTGAAGCTGTTGGACGCCCCCCCCATGTTCGGTCTTTGTAACCAAGAAATTTGAATCTTGTGGAATTGGGGTCATCCCATTGTCTTGTTCCATCGTTATCTAAAGCCCCCAAACTTGTGGTTGACTAATTGCTGTCCCAGCATTTGGCCCCTGGGCCTGGTAGTAGCAGGGCCATTAGTGGGAACGCAGACGTGGGCTATCATCTTTAAGGTGTCTAGAAAGTCATCGTGCACAGTGCTGGCAGGGAAATAGAGAAACTCGTTTCTTATCTTTTGGGTTGACATAATCTCCCTACGCACAAAAAGCCTACCGTCTGTGACGTAAGGCTCAACTGCTGCTGAGATGGCTGCTTTCTTTTCACCCATTCCCTTCGGGTTAAAAGGTCGTATGGTTATCGGGTAGTAGGTGCTGAAGTAGTCCTTGAAGGAGTTGAGTAACCCAACTTGAGTACCGTTGGCCTCAACCCAAACAATCTTAGTGAACCATCTATCACATAACTTGTAAGTTGCGTCAATAATGCCTTTGATAGTGTACTTACCATACACATTCTCAAAGACGTACATGTTCCGGTTTTTGTCAATACCCCCAACAAGGATGGAGGTGTTGTCTGCACTGGCCTGTTGTGAGAACGCAGGGTCAATAACGATGATTGGCCTGACGTAAATTGTCGGGCTCTCAGTAGTCATCTTGACGTGCACCAAACCAGGAACCACCTTTTGAATCTGGTGGGGCTCCAGCAGGTTAACCTTGTCAGGGTGCATTGTGCAGTCGGATTCATTCAGGATGCGGTTAAGGTACTGAGAAGTGAACCTCTTCATACCCAACTCTTTGATGAGTTCCTTTTCTACTTGCTCCGTGTACCGCTCTGGCCAAATGTAACCGTCACAATTGTCCTTCCCATTCCTATACAGGTTTCTGAAGTGAATGTCATAGGCAACCTCGGACAACCCACCCAGGATAACACCGTAGTAATCAGGTTCTGCGTAGCGTGTTCCTAGAACAATTGTTTCGCCGCCAAGGTTGGTATCTGGATTGTACGGGTCAAGGATTGACTTGATATCTCGGACCCATTCATGAGCTGACTCAATGAGTGTTGGGCTTTTGACGTTATCAAAGGTAACAATGTCATCAAAAATAACCAGGTCACAGTGGAAGCCAGTTCTGATGGTGCCTACTGACCAGGCCATGATGGTTGGTTCCTTCATGCGCTTGTCACGTAGAACCTGCAGCATGTCGTTATTCCAAACCACCTTCTTGTCAGCAGTTTCTGATTCTTCATCGGGGTCCTGAGACTTGGCCTGGCTCTTGCGCTGCCCACCAGAGGTAACCGCCATTGTGGGAATAAGGTTCCCTTTAATGTGGGGCCGCTGGTTCCATACGTTCTTTACTAGGGTTGGGTCTTCTAGGTAGCTCCTAACCTCTCGCATAAAGGCCCTAGAAAGGTCTAGAACCCCTGTCCCCACAACCACCCTTATGTTGGGGTCTTTGTAAATTCTCCACAGCACGTAGCCCACAGAACACACCGTAGATTTAAGGTGTCCCCGAGGCATCAGGACTATCTTTCTTCGGTTACCTTCACTGTGGGTGTAGGGCATAGACTCATGGGTCTCACCTACTTGCCATGCATCCTTTTGAGGTCCAGTACGAGAGATAAACTTAATCAGGTCCAAGTGGCATTCTTTGAAACTAGAAAGACCTCCCCTGAACCCGATTAAGTCAATAAAGGCTTCATAAGAATGCAGAGCAGCTTGCTTCTGGCGGTAACCAAAATTAGCTACATCTGTCA